CAAACTAAGGAACAGTTTGGTATTGATGCATTTAATACTAGTGCAGAAGATTTACCAGCTGATGATCAAGAGCTTCAACTACACATGCAATTAAACTATAAACCAGGTATAGAGATTGCAGAGGAAGAAGCCTTAAATACTGTATTAGAAGAGAATCATTTTTATGATTTAAGAAAAAGAATAGATTACGACATAACTGTTATCGGAACAGGATGGGTAAAGCATGAATTTTTACCTAATGCAGGCATAAAGGTAAGTTACGTAGATCCAGCAAATATTATATATAGCTACACGGAGGATCCATACTTTAACGACTGTTTTTATGTTGGAGAGGTAAAACAAATTCCAATAACAGAACTAATAAAAATAAAGCCAGATATATCCAAAGAAGAATTAAATACTATATCACAAACAAGTTCAGGTTTTTACAGTTACTATGGAATAATGAATCAATACAGGGATAGCTTGTTTGAAAAAGATGTAGTTACTGTTTTGTATTTTAATTATAAAACTGATAAAAAGTTTGTTTATAAGAAAAAATATTTAGAAAACGGAGGAGAAAGAGTTATCAGAAAGGATGATAGTTTTAATCCACCAGAAGGAAGTGAGGAAAGATTTGAGCGTGTAGAAAAAAGAATAGATGTTTGGTATGAAGGTGTTTTAATTTTAGGAACCGATTATTTATTAAAATGGGAGTTATCTAAAAACATGGTAAGACCTAAATCAGCATCTCAGCATGTTATAGGTAATTACATTGGTGTTGCTCCTAGAATGTATAAGGGTGTTATTGAGTCATTAGTTAGGCGTATGACTACATTTGCTGACTTAATACAAATGACACACTTAAAAATGCAACAAGTTCTTTCAAGAGTAGTGCCTGATGGTGTATATATTGATGCCGATGGTTTAAATGAGGTAGATCTTGGAACAGGTGCAGCATATAATCCAGAGGATGCATTAAGACTTTATTTTCAAACAGGATCTGTTATAGGTAGAAGTTTTACTGAGGATGGTGAATTTAATAATGGTAGAGTTCCCATACAAGAACTTAACTCTAGTAGTGGTCAATCTAAAATGGGTAGTTTAATAAGTACTTATAACCACTACTTAAATATGATGCGTGATGTAACGGGATTAAATGAAGCTAGAGATGCATCTACGCCTGATCCTAATTCATTAGTTGGATTACAAAAATTAGCCGCATTAAATTCAAACACAGCTACAAGACATATATTGGATGGAAGTCTTTTTGTTACAAAAAGATTAGCCGAGGCATTATCTTGTCGTATCGCTGATGTGTTAGAATATGCTGATTTTAGGGAAGAATTTGTTAATCAAATAGGAAAGTATAATGTAAATACTTTAGAAGATATTAAGGATTTATATTTACATGACTTTGGTATTTTTATAGAGGTTTCTCCAGATGAAGAAGAAAAGGCTCAGTTAGAGGCTAATATACAAATGGCCCTACAAAGAGATCAAATAACACTTGAAGACGCTATTGATATTCGACAGGTAAAGAATATAAAAATGGCTAACGAGTTACTTAAAGTTAAGAGAAAAAACAAGGAGAAAAAAGATGTAGACCGAGAGAATCAGAAAATGCAGATGCAGTCTGAAATTAATATGCAGTCACAACAAGCAGCTGCTCAATCAGCTATTGAAAAAGCTCAAGCAGAAACTCAATCTAAAATTCAAATAAAACAAGCTGAAATTGCATTTGAAATAGAAAAAATGAATGCAGAGGCTAACCTCAAAAAAGATTTAATGTTAGAGGAATTTAATTTTCAAATGAGAATCAAAGGTGCCGAACAATTAAGTATTGATGCTAGAGAGAAAAGTAGAGAGGATGCTAAGTCACAACGTATATCTCAACAAAATACTCAACAATCTAAATTGATACAACAGAGGAAACAAGACCTACCTCCTGTAGATTTTGAATCAAATGAGGATAGTTTAGATGGATTTAATTTAGCTGAATTTGAGCCTAGATAAAATAAAAAAAGTTTATTAACTTTGTAAAAATTAAAATTTAATATAATGGAAGGTATAAAAGTAACAGAGGTAAGCTCTGAACCTGAAAAATCAAAACAGGAAATAGAGTCGCAACTTTTGGAAAAACATGAGCAACAATTTGAGGATGAAAGCTCACCAAAGAAAGAAGAGGAAGTAGTTGTAGAACAACCTCAAGTTGAGGAGCCAGAAAAAGAAGAGGTTCCAGTTGTTGAAAATGAAAAAAACGAATTAAAAGATGCCGATGTTCTTTCTTACATAAAGGACAGGTATGATAAAGAGATTAACTCTATTAATGAGTTATTTGAACAGAGAGAAAAAAATGAGGAACTTCCTGATGATGTTTCCACATTCTTGAAGTTTAAAAAAGAAACTGGTAGGAGTATAGATGACTTTGTCAAGTTGACTAAAGATTATGATACAGTTGAGCCAGATACACTCTTAGCGGATTATTGGTCTGAAACCAGAAGACATCTAGATAAAGATGATATAGACTTTGAGTTAAATCAAAGATTTGGTTTCGATGAGGAGGTAGATGATGAGGCAGAGATTAGGAAGATCAAGATCTCTAAGAAAGAGGAGCTTGTAAAAGCAAAGGAGTATTTTAACAAGCAGAAAGAACAGTATAAATTACCGCTTGAGTCAAGTAGTGATTTTGTTCCTGAAAGCGAGAGAGAAAACTATGATGCTTACAAGAAATATGCTAAGGAATCTAAGGATTCGCAAGAGCAAAATTTAAAAAGACAGGAGTATTTTTTAGATAAGACTAATAAATTATTCTCTGATGAGTTCAAAGGTTTTGAATTTAAAGTAACAGAGGATACTTCATTAACTTATAAGCCTGGTAATGCAGAGCAACTAAAAAAACAACAGTCAGATGTTACTAACTTTATTAACAAACATGTTGGTGAGGATGGTTTCTTAAAAGATGCTAATGCGTATCATAGAGCTTTGTCAGTGGCCATGAATCCTGAAGCCTTTGCTAGGTTTTTTTACGAGCAAGGTCAAGCTGATGCAATTGGGGATGTAACCAGGGAGTCTAAAAATGTAGACATGCCTATAAGGAAAGCATCTGAAAGTGTATCAAAGGGAGGATTAAAAGTGGTTTCAATGACTGAAGATAGAGGTTCTGGACGACTAACAATACGAAGTAAAAAAAATAAGTAAAACTAAAAATTAGAAAAAATGGCAGGTTCAATAACAGGTGCAGCTGGACAACCAGCGTTGACACCATCAGCTAGTAAGGCTACATTGCCTTCTAACTACATTACTGACTTTAACTTTCTGAGTCAGTATCTACCTGATACTTATGAGAGAGAATTTGAAAGATATGGAAACAGATCAATCAACTCTTTCTTAAGAATGGTAGGGGCAGAAATGCCTACAAACTCCGACCTATTAAAATGGGAAGAGCAAGGAAGATTACATACAAAGTTTCAAGGAGTAACTCTTGGGACTTACACTGGGGCTGAAACAACTCAAACATTAACATTTACAGCGGCTCATAATTTAAGAGTAGGTCAAACTATTTTTATATCTGATGAAACTCCTGGATCAGTGCTAAGTAATAAGGCTATTGTTACTGATGCTGCACCAGCAGGTGTTTTAACAGAGGCTACTGTAGCTTATTATGAAGCTACTCAAGCAGGTTTTGCAGCTGCTAGTACAATGACAGTGTTTGTTTATGGTTCGGAGTTTAGAAAAGGATCAAACGGAATGATTGGTTCTTTAG